CATTGATGTGTCACCGATTGATGTTGATTGGGGTTCAAATGATACCATTGAAGAATTTACTGTAACATTCCAGTATCAATATTGGTTGTCAAACACAACAGACGCAATAGCAAGACCAGCATCAAGACCTTTATAATTTTTTACCATTTTAAAAAATAATTTATATAATGATATCTTTGAAGGGAAAAATAAATGGCTAATTGGAAGTTATTTGGATTCCAAATAACAAACGAAAAGACCAAAAAGCAGGAAGGGCAACAGGACGCCAAGAATATAACAGAAAAGTCCTTTGCCCTTCCTCAAAATGACGACGGTGCCGTTACGCTTCAAACAGGAGCGTATTTTGGCACCTATGTCGATTTGGAAGGTGTTGTTCGTAACGAAATAGAACTCATCACTCGTTATCGTGAAATGGCAATGCAGCCAGAATTGGAAACTGCGATTGACGATATTGTCAACGAAGCAATCGTCATGCAAGGTCATACTCAGCCACTAACGATCAATATGGATGATCTCAAGCAGCCAGATTCAATCAAGAAAAAAATTCGTGAAGAATTTTCTACAGTTCTAAAGATGCTAAATTTTGGCAATATGGGTTCTGAACTATTTCGTCGTTGGTATATTGATGGAAGAATGTTTTATCATGTCATCATTGACGAATCTAGACCAAGAGATGGTATCAAGGAACTACGCTACATTGATCCAAGACGTATTCGTAAAGTTCGCGAAATACAAAAGACAAAAGATCAAGCTACTGCAGCTGATATCATTAGAACAGTAAGAGAATATTATCTCTATAACGAGCGTGGTATTATTGGTGCACATTCAAATTTGGGCATGAGAATTGCTCCAGACTCAGTAATCAACGTAAATTCTGGTTTGATGGATTCCCGTCGTGCAATGGTTCTTTCTTATTTGCACAAGGCAATCAAGCCATTGAATCAGCTTCGTATGGTTGAAGATGCTACAGTCATCTATCGTCTATCACGAGCACCAGAACGTCGCGTATTTTATATTGACGTAGGTAATCTTCCTAAAGTCAAGGCAGAACAATATCTTCGTGACTTGATGGTAAAGTATCGCAACAAGCTTGTATATGATTCAAATACAGGTGAAATTCGTGATGATCGCAAGCATCTATCCATGCTTGAAGATTTTTGGCTACCTCGTCGTGAAGGTGGTAAGGGAACAGAAATTCAAACTCTTCCTGGTGGTCAAAATCTTGGAGAAATGGAAGATGTCAAGTACTTTGAGCGAAAGCTATACAAATCATTGAGCATTCCGATTTCTCGTCTTGAAATGCAACAGGGATTCTCAATTGGTCGTACATCCGAAATTACAAGAGACGAATTGAAGTTTTCCAAGTTTGTCTTTAGATTACGCAACAAGTTTTCCACATTGTTTGATGAAGCACTTCGTGTTCAATTGTCGCTAAAAGGCATTTGTACAGTAGAAGAATGGGAAGATTTCAAGGAAAACATTTATTATGATTTTATCACAGATAACAACTTTGATGAACTCAAGAAAGCCGAATTGATTCAGAATCGTATCACGGTTCTTCAAATGGCAGATCCATATATTGGTAAATACCTCTCAATTGAATGGGCTCGCAAGAACATTCTCAATCAAACAGATGATGAAATTGCTGATATCAAGAAGCAAATTGAAGATGAGCAAGAAGAAATGATTGAAATGGCACAGAAGCAGGCTGAAATAGCGCAAGCATCTGTACCTCAAGATCCGCAAGTACAACAGCAACAGCAACAGCAACAGCAAGTTGATCCAAATAATCCTATTGCACCTCAACAAGATGGTCAAGTACCACAAGTAGATGTTGATACAGCATTTCAAAATACGACATCTCCAGGAGAGTCTTCTCTGGATAATGCTGTAAAACAACAGTTGAAAGTTGAGGAAAAAAGTAATCTAAATAACATACTAAGAATAATCAAAGATCGGAGAAATGTTCTATGACCAATTCAATTGTAAGAACAATCGTAGAAAATATTGTGAGTGATAAGTTTGACACTCTAAAAGAAGATCTTTCAAAGGCAGTTTCGTCAAAAGCAGTAACTGTTCTTGAAAGCAAGAAAGCTATGGTTGGTAAGTCATTCTTTGAAGAAAAAAAAGATAGATGAAGGTTTTAAGGTAGGTAATATGGTAAAAATTCATCAAGATTTGCCTAAAGCCACTGGCAAAATTGTAGGATCTGATGATCATAACTATCATGTTGATGTTGGTCCAGAATTAAGAAGACATTTTCGTGGTTCTGCCGATAGTAACGTTATACATATGCCAAAGAATAATATTCATCAATTGAATAGATATAGTAGACTATAAAAAAATGAAAACCTTTAAACAATTTATTTTAGAAGCGAAAAGACAACCCAACAGATTACCAACTTTTGGTAAAAGACTTCGTGATCCTAAAGAAACATTGGGATCCGCAATAAAAAAATCTATAAAAGATCGTTTACATCCTGCACAAATTGCTAAAAATTTATTAGGAAAAACTGTAGGATCAATTGTTGGAAAATTAACTGGCGCGTCACAACAAAGAATGAATACAATACAGCACGGATATGAAAAATAAAAAAATGAAAACCCTAAGAGCATTTTTTTCAGAAACTGAAGAACACAATATTGATGAGTCCATGATTGCGGAGAATCTTTCTTTCAAGTCAGATCCTCCAAATATCATAGTTCTCAAGCGTAAAGCCATTCGTGTTTTTCCAGATGGAAGAAAAGTTGCCTTATATTATGCTGACAAGATTGACAAATATGTTTCAATTCCATATTCTGACATGATGCATAATAATAAACATCTAATGCAAGTTCAAGAAAAGTGGATACCAAGAGGAAACATTGGTGTAATGATGCGAATTGTCGATTCAGGTGAACCTGCACTTATATCCTTTGAAGATAACTTATCTGTAAAAATCGATGTGATGACTGCTCAGTCTATTATCAATTTATATGATAAGGTGAATAGTCAAAACAAATATAAAATTGAACGAATGGTCAATAAAGATAAAAATAATTTTGCAAAAGTCGCCGCATTTTCTCATGGCGCACATACGGAATTGTAAAAATGGCAAATACGACACAAAAATTGATAGACACGGAGCGTCGTGTTGTTTACAAGTTTACAGGAAATACAGCTGAACCTGCTGTCTTGAAGATTGACGCGGGTTCATTGAACTTTGCATTGAATGTAAACAATCAATTACTCGGTTCTGGTACAGATAGAAAAAACATATATCGTCTTGCACTAAAGAAAGTCATATACGATGTTGCACCAGGACAAGCAGCAGGAAATGGTTATGTTGAACTTTATTGGACAGGTACACCAAATTCAACCATGGTTACATTGTCTGGCGTAGGTAAAATGGATTTTGCTGAAGGTGGTGATGGAATTGTAGTTTTGAATAATTCTACAGGTGCTGGATCAAATGGTAATGTTGGACTACAGACAGTAAACTTTGCATCAACTGGTTGCTCATATACGATCATTGCAGACTTTAGAAAGTTCTTGGAAGATTATAACACAAAACCAACAATATAAGGATTGATAGAATGTCATCGACAAGAAAATTACTAGAATCTATCATATCTGATGATTATAATGGTGCAAATGAAAATCTTTCCGAATCATTTGTTGAGATTTTGAAAGACAAGCTTGTAGAAACTAAAAAGATCGTCGCTGCAAAGTATGGCGTTGCTGAACTTGCAGAAGCACTAGAATCAATGAAAGAAGAAGTTGAGCAAGTTGAAGAGGGTAACGTCACCAAGATGGGACGTTTGAATATGATCAAGGCTCGTATTCGTGGTGGAAAAGTTCAGCGTCGTGTAAAAAAATCTGCAGTTAAGGGTATGACTCTTCGTGGTGGAAAACTTATTCGCATGTCTCCAACTGAGAAACGTAAACGTAGAATGGGTGCTCGTAAAGCAAAGATCAAGCGTCGTGCAAAATTGGCACGTGCCCTCATGAAGCGTAAACGCTCATTGATAAAAAGAAAGATGTTGGGTCTAAAATGAAACTCATAAAGGAAGTAGTTGAAGAAGTTCGCTATTTGACCGAAGAAAATACAATGGGTCAAAAGGAACATTACATTGAAGGTGTGTTTCTTCAAGCCGAACGTCAAAATCGTAATGGTAGAGTTTATCCTATGGAAATTCTACAAAGAGAAGTATCTAGATATACTTCAAATTATATCATGCAAAATCGTGCCTTTGGTGAACTTGGACATCCAGATACACCAACAATCAATCTAGATCGCGTATCTCACATGATCAAGGATTTGAGACAAGAAGGCACAAATTATATTGGTAAAGCCAAGATTTTGGATACTCCTTATGGTAAGATTGTGAAGAATCTAATTGATGAGGGCGCCAGATTAGGCGTATCTTCTAGAGGACTGGGATCGCTAAAAGCCAAGAACGGTGTGAATCTTGTACAGGATGATTTTTATTTGGCAACAGCGGCAGACATAGTTGCAGATCCTTCTGCACCAGATGCTTTTGTGAGAGGCATCATGGAGAGTAAGGAATGGATTATTGAAAATGGTCAATGGAAAGAAGTTGACTATGATCATGCAAAGAAGGCTTTGAATGAGGCAAATAGAAGAGACATGGAAGATGTCAAGCTTCGCTTATTCAAAAATTTTATCTCAAAACTCTAAAATATATAAATAGTCTAATATAAAGGAGCAAAAACAAAATGGCAAAGAAAAATCTAGCAGAAGCAGCTGCCGCAATTCTCTCAGGCAATATGGCTTCTCTAAAACCAATGTCACAGGGTGCCGAAGCTTTCGGTCAAGCTGGTACTACACCAGCTGTAGCTACACCTGGTCAAGAAGGATCACCACAAACAATTCAACCAGCTATTGCTTCAGCTGATGAAGCTGGCGTAGCCAAGGCTGCAGCTGCTGCTCCAAAAGCAACTCCCCCAGGAGCAAAGCCGGCCGCTGCTGAACCAATGCAGAAGGCTCCTCCTCAGGTAACTGAGGAAGAAGATGAAGAAAAAGAAATGCGTAAGGAAGAAACTTATGGCATGAAGAAAGAGGAAGAAGAGAAAGAAGAAGAAGAGGAAAAAGCCGAAAAAGAAGAAGATGATGAAGATGATGAAGATGAAAAAGATGATGAAGATGACAAGAAGGCAATGAAAGAAGATCTTGATGCTCTTTTCAACGGCGAAAATCTTTCCGAAGACTTCATGAATAAGGCTGCAACAATTTTTGAAGCTGCTGTTACTGCAAGAGTCAATGCCCGTGAAGAGCAGATCCAGGAACAGTATGCTGAAATTCTTGAGCAAGTTACAGAACAGCTCAAGGAAGAACTAACAACAAAAGTTGACGACTATCTAAATTATGTCGTTGAAGAATGGGTTAAGGAAAACGAATTGGCAGTAGAATCTGGTCTACGTTCAGAGTTGACCGAAGATTTCATTGCTGGTCTCCGTAATCTATTCGTTGAACACTACATTGACATTCCAGAAGAGAAGGTTGATGTAGTTGAGGAAATGACTTCAAAAGTCGTTGAACTTGAAAGTAAGTTGAATGAACAGATCTCTTCTGCCGTAGAGATGAGAAAGATCATCGTTGAATACGCAAAGAGAGAAGCATTCTATGATGTATGTGACGGTCTAACATCAACTCAAGTAGAGAAAATGAGATCATTGTCTGAAGGTGTTGAATTCTCAACAGTTGAAGACTACACACAAAGTCTCTTGACTCTTCGCGAAAATTATTTCCCAACAAAGTCTCCAGCAAAGTCAAACAATCAAAAACTTGACGAAGAGACAGATGTTGTGGAAGAGCAGAGTCTTGCAGAAGAAAATACAAAGAAGAACAAGACAAATGCAGATCCAATCATGGACGCATATGTCAAGTCAATCAGTCGCACAATTATAAAGTAATATAAAAGGAGTTTACTTACATGCAACTAACAGAACAATTAGTACAGAAGTGGGGTCCTGTTCTGGAACATCCAGATCTCCCAAAGATCACGGACCCTTATAAGAAAGCTGTTACAGCTATGATTCTTGAAAACCAACAGATTGCTTCCGCTCAACAGGCAGCATTCATGGGTGGTGATCGTAGTTTCCTAGCAGAATCAGCACCAACAAACGCAACCGGCGCATCAATTAGCAACTACGATCCTATCTTGATCTCGCTGGTTCGTCGTGCCCTTCCAAACTTGATCGCATACGATATCTGCGGCGTTCAGCCAATGACAGGCCCAACAGGCTTGATCTTCGCAATGCGTTCTAAGTTTGATTCACAGACAGGTACAGAAGCTCTCTTCAACGAAGCAAATACTGCATTTTCTTCTTCGAACAAGCTTGGTGCAAATGGTTCTCCAAATGCACACCAAACATCACAGGGTGTTGGTCCTCAAGACTATACTATTGCTAATACAGCAAATGGTATGTCAACAGCACAGGGTGAAGCACTTGGTGACTCTGGTACAAACCTATTTGCTGAAATGGCATTCTCAATCGAAAAAGTTACAGTAACTGCTCGTGAGCGTGCATTGAAGGCAGAATACACTCTAGAACTTGCACAAGACTTGAAGGCAATTCATGGTCTTGATGCTGAGACAGAACTAGCAAACATTCTGTCAACAGAAATTCTAGCAGAAATCAACCGTGAAGTCATTCGTACAATCTATTCAACAGCTGTTCTTGGCTGCAACGCAGGCACAACAACTGCTGGTACATTTGACTTGGACACCGACTCAAATGGTCGTTGGTCAGTTGAAAAGTTCAAGGGTCTTATCTTCCAGATCGAGCGCGAAGCAAATGCAATCGCTCGTGCAACCCGTCGTGGTAAGGGTAACATCGTAGTATGCTCATCTGACGTTGCTTCCGCAATGGCAATGGCGGGCGTTCTACAGTATACCCCAGCACTTCAGGCTGATCTACAGGTAGATGACACAGGCAACACATTTGCTGGTCTACTACACAATCGTGTAAAGGTCTACGTTGACCCATACTACGGTTCACCAACTTCAGTTGGAACAAATACATCAGAACTCGTAACAGTTGGTTATAAGGGTACATCTCCTTATGACGCTGGCTTGTTCTATTGCCCATATGTTCCTCTACAGATGGTTCGTGCAATCGGACAGGACACATTCCAGCCACGTATCGGATTCAAGACACGTTACGGAATGGTCGCAAATCCATTTGCAGAAGGTACAACAGCCGGTCTTGGTCGTTTGGCAAATCGTTCAAACGTCTACTACCGTATCTTCAAGGTTGCAAACCTTCTCTGATCGTAAGAACAAGAAGAAAGCAATACTGCAACTTGAGGGGGAACTTCGGTTCCCCCTCTTTTTGTTTATAAATATCATAGAGGTATTATATGGCAAAAATAAATTCTCAACCAACAAATACAAGTCTTCTACAACCTACAAAATATCAATTGACATTCACAAGAATGCCAAATTTGACATACTTTTGTCAAATATTCAATCTTCCCGGATTATCAATGTCCGAAATTGTTCGCAATACACCATTTGTAGATCTTTATGTTCACGGTGATAAAGTTCAATACGAACCTCTAGATCTTACATTCATGGTTGACGAAGATCTTCGTACATGGCTAGAAATGCATAATTGGATAACAGGTCTTACTTTTCCTAAAAACTTTGATCAGTATCGTCGTCTACTAAAAGACAATCAAGACTATGGTGGTGCTGTGTCCGACGCCACAATGACAATAATGTCAAACAAGAATACACCAAACATTCGTGTAACTTTCAGAGATTGTTTTCCTATCTCAGTTTCAGCTATTACATTTGATTACACGATGGATGCAACCATGACTCTTACTGCATCAGCTTCATTCCGATATAATTATTTTGATGTTGACATTCTCTGAGATTTAGTGTATAACATACTAAATCCCAGGGAAATTATATGATGATCAAGAATATAGATGATTTGATGGAATCTTGGAAGAAAGATTCACAGATAGATAGCACCGAATTGGGCACCGAATCCATTCGTCTATCTTCTCTACACGCAAAATACATAGAAGTATACAAGCATCAGAAGATGCGTGAACAAAAACTCAAATTTGATCTCAATAAATTGACCAAGTTGAAGTGGAGATATTATGATGGCAAACTCAATGGTACAGAAGAACTGGATCAACTTGGATGGGAACCAATGCGTGAAAAGTATCTTCGCGCGGACATTAGTACCATGATTGATGGTGATGACGACGTTTTAGAAGTCAAGAACAAGCTATCATATACAGAACTTTTCGTTGATTGTTGCGAAAAGATCATCAAGGAAATTCATCAGCGTTCATTCAACTTGAAAAATGCCATAGAATTTATGAAGTTTACTCAAGGTGTATAAATTGTGTCTTTACTAAATAAATGTGGATCGCGAAGCGCCAACTTCCATCCACTCTATGTCATAGACATTTACTACGGAGACACAGCTATGTCAGATAATATTTATCGCGATAAATTCAACACAAATCAAGACGATTTTGATTTTCAAACATTTCTATTAGAAATGCGAGAATGGATGAAAAATAATCCAGAGACTATCTCTATTTGTAATAGTACAATTTCTATGAAAAGTAAATTTTGGACAGAAAACGATAGAAAAATAGCTAGAGAAGAAGCTATCACTAGAAATACAAAAATTGTTATATGTAATAAATGCGGAGTAAGTGGTGGTGAAACTAATATGCTTCGTTGGCATTTTGATAATTGTAAAACAAAACTAAGACACTGTCAACAATGCAAGAAAATTATTTCTAGACAAAATGTAAAAGATTCTAGATATAAACAAAAAAAATTTTGTAATAAAAAATGTTATATGAATAATAAAAAAGGTAAAATATTTATAGAAATGACTAATGAAATAAAAAATAAACTTAGTATTAGCGCACTAAAACGTAGTGAAGAACTTAGTAAAAAAATAAAATTAGTCAAACCGTGGTTGAAATCTAAAAGATGGAAAAAATAGATATAAAAGTTTATAAAGTGAATGAGGCATATGTAAAGATTGATTGTGAGCCTAGCACTTCAGCAGAGCTTTCAGAATATTTTTCATTTATGGTTCCCGGATATCAATTTACTCCAGCATTTAGAAATAAATTATGGAATGGTAAAATTTATTTGTATAATAAACAAACTAGGCAAATATATTATGGCTTGTTGTCTCATCTTCAAGCGTTTGTCGAAGAACGTGAATACAATCTTGTATATGACGACAAAGTTCTACAAAAAACATCTTTTTCATTGCTTGAAGCAAAAGAATATGCTGATTCTCTACAGATACAAAGTCATAACAAGGATATTGAAGCAAGAGATTACCAGATAGAAGCATTTGCATATTGCATTCGCAATCGTCGTCAAATGTTGATATCTCCTACAGCATCAGGTAAATCACTTATTGCATATCTTATCACACGCCATATGACTGATCAAGACAAAAAAGGATTGATCATCGTTCCAACAACTTCTCTTGTTGAACAGCTATATACCGATTTCCAAGATTACTCATCAAAGAATGGATGGAGTGTTGAAGACAATGTTCATAGAATCTATTCTGGTCGCGAGAAATCATCAAGCAAGCTTGTGACAATATCAACTTGGCAATCTTTGTACACTCTTCCAAAAAACTATTTCAATTATGAATGGGTCATAGGAGACGAGGCACACAATTTCAAAGCCAAGTCTCTTGCAACCATCATGACAAATTTGGACAATGCATCTCTTCGCATTGGTATGACTGGCACACTTGACGGAACAAAGACCCACAAGCTTGTGCTTGAAGGTCTATTTGGTCCTGTACGCAAGACAGTAACGACCAAAGAACTCATAGACAAGAAACAACTCTCCGACTTTGAGATCAAGTGTCTTGTTCTAAAATATCCAGAAGAGATCTCTCGTATTCTCAAGAAAGCAAAATATATTGACGAGATGAAATATCTTGTCACAAGCGATGCAAGAAACAAGTTCATTCGCAATCTTGTATTATCGCTGGAGGGAAATACTCTTATTCTTTTC